TGGCATGTCCCTTCCCTTCCGTTATCTGCTGTCCAGCCTCCCACTCTTTGAAGAGCTGGATCCAGTCTTCTAATCTCATGGTGACCAGCCATTCAGACCGGTCCCTGCGGTGGAACACACACGGCATCTCTCCGGTCCTGGAGTCCCTTTTGGACTGTTCCATGGCTTCCTGGAGGTTTAACCGTTCCACTCTCTTACATTCTATATGGATGCCTGGGAGACCGGTCACATCCGCATCACCGCTGGCACCGCAGAACTGCTGCCCTCTGCGGCAGGCATAGCCGTGGTCCCTTAACCTTCCGGCCAGTTCCCGTTCCCCGCGTTTTCCTTTTTCCCGCTGTGACTTTCCCATAACGATCCTCATCTTTCTTTTAAAAGGGGCGGCGGTCAGAGAATTGGGTTCATGCTCCGCCCCTTCAGGTACAACACCTCTGGTCATTTAATACCGTGACATATGATCCTGACCTTTAAGGTAGTAAAACAAGCTTTTCCAAATACGATAGATTATCCGATGATAGTGATACGATTTCTAAGAGCCATATCCTGTTCTGACAGGACTAACTCCAGATAATCCTTGATCTTTCTTACTGCTTCTGTCTTCCAGATGCCGCCCTCTGCTTCCACCAGTTTAAACTCCGGTGTCCCTCTGTCTCCGATACGGAATACAAACTGACTGACCGGCTGCTCCACTTCCTGGAAGGTACGGTAAGGTCTTAACTGGACCGGATTTGGTACGATCGCATCTGCCTTGGCCGCCACACCCACGGTCATGGTCGCCACCTGGGTGCAGCCGTCATCGGAATAGGTCTGCTCATTCTTTCTCTCGATATTTCCGGCAAGCAGGAGCACCGCATCCAGGTCCGCCGTTTTTGCGAAGTTGGCCTGCAGGCCGATCATAAAACTTTCCTGGTCGTACCACTGGTCAAAGCGGAAGCCTGAAACCTGGGCATCCGTTTCAAACAGGACCTCTCTCTTACGCTCCGCATCCAGAGCAGACATCAGTCTGACCTTAGTAGGACTCACTACATGGATGATCATTCTTCTGTCTTCTGTAAACTCTTCCCTGCAGTTTACGATGTAATCTGCCAGTGCTGAAAGGGTAGTTGCCTTTACAGGCTCTGCGTAATTGGCGGTATCATATCTTCTCAGCGCCTTATTGGCATATGTATGACCGCAGATCTCCACCACTTCTGTTTTCTCATTTTCCCTGGCAAGTTCTTCCACATGCTCCAGGGCATCTTTTAAACCTTCTAACATGGATCATCTCTCCTTTACTCATTTATCTTTTTTATCATGCCTGCTGTCTTCTTAAGTCGATCGGCCCGGTCCTTCTGTCCCCAAAGATCTCACCGGTCTCCGGATCCACGCTTCTTCCTGCAGTTACATCCTCATATGCAGCTGGCGGGATCTCCTGTACCGGAGCAACCTGTGGGAGCCTGCTCCCCGGCTCTGACATATCAATACGGCCCGTACTAGAATCCTGTCCCACCAGGAACATGGTCTCCGCTTTCTTAAATCCGGCCAGTTTCGGCTTCACGTTATACTCTACCTTCAGGTTCCCACGCCCGGCCGGTTTGAACTTGATATTGATCGTCATTTCCCTGGCAGCTTCCGGATCCATGTTCGGATCCAGGATGTTCCTTCCGATCTGCCTCAGGGCCATGTTGAACTTCTCCTGCAGCCCGCCATTACCAATGCTGTCAAATGTTATCGCCATGCCTTGATCACCTCCTTTCTGTCATGCTTTCTAATTGAAAAAGTCATCAGCTGCATCCATCTGTGGCTGTGGCATTGAAGGAACAGGCTGCTGTACATCCGCTTTTTCTTCAATGACCGGCTGTGTCTGTGGATCGATCACATCTCCTGCGGCATACTCCGGTTCTGCAGCTCCCATCTCTTCTGCTACATACATGCCTGCAAATGACTGTGGAAAAGCTTCCCTTAATGCCTGTACCGCTGCAACCTTACGGATCATAGTCGCGGGTTTCTTGGACCACTGGGAATTAAGACTTCCGTCTTTCTTCTTTCCTGCGTATTCATCAAAAGAAACTTCCATGCGGAAGCTGTGGCTTCTGTCCTTGCGGAATACTTCCGCATAGCCTCCCACTAATGTTTCACCAGGAAGCTTCAACGTTCCCTGTCTGTAACTGATCTCACCTGTTTCTTCATTCTGGACGATGATGCCTGCTTCCATGCCGTCATAGCTTGCATGTGCTTCTGCCCTCTTGAAATATGCATCCTTTCCAACTACCAGAGTTGCCGGTTCATTTCCGTACTTAATGCAGTACGCTTCACGAAGCCATGGATTAAGACCGGTAAAGCGGCACAGGTTGATAAACATCGCAACTTCCTGATCAGATACTCTGTCCTTATCCCCGCTGATCAGATAATTCTTTACTGTGCCAGGCGTAAGTGTTACCTGCATACCGTTTGCCATGTACTTTGTAGTTTCTACCTTCTGTACCGGCTTATTAACCAACTTATTTGCTACTGCCATTTCTATATCCTCCTCTTACTGTTTCGGTACCGGCTCAAACCGGATTCCATTATCTTTTAAAAATCCTTTTAACTTCATCAGCTGCTCCCTGGTGGCATAGACCCTGAAGTCGATCACATTGACCGGCTCTTCCACGGTCTCCATTTTGGGAACTTCTGTTTTAACAGGTTCTGCAGGAGCTGCCTGTACCGGCTCCTGTCTTCCAGCCGCCATTACTTTCTCAGCTGCAGCTTTCCGCTGCGCTTCCTGTTCTGCCTTTCTCTTTGCCATTTCTTCCTGGTAAAGCCTGCGGTTCTGCTCCTCTGCCTCTAACTGGTTCCTTTTTGCCATGGCCGCGCCGATATCATAAGTCTCCAAAAAGACTTTCTTCATATCACCGGCATAAGGGCTGTCCACTTCATTTAAGACAGCCAGTCCCTCATCCACCTTCTGGATCAGCGCCAGGATCTCTTCCTTAATGGACTTCATGGTAGTGGAAGCAAGGGCATATCTTGGCTGCATCACACGCTCAAAGGGAAGATACTTGCCAATATCGTGAATGTTATCTTCATAGAACTCTCTGACCTTGGCTGTCTTTTCCTCACGTAAGCGCTCTTCATAGCCTTTGACCTGGCCGTCAATGTTATCGATCGCTTTTTTGATAATTGCTGTAAGATCATCAACTTCTAAACGGAAGGTCTCATAAGGCTCCATAACCTTTTTGCGTACTCTGGATTTCTCTGCTTCCAACGCATCTTTAAACTTATTTAACTTTATTCTGTCTTCTTTAGCCTTTTTGATCATGTCATCTGTATAAACAGATGCTGCATATTCCGCAGAAATAGGCTCTATATAGCTTTTAAGTTCTTCATAATTCCACTCGATCCGCTTTAAGAAGCTGTCTTCCGGGTTATAAACTTTCAATTCCAACATGTCTGTTCTCCTTTTTACTGTAATGGTGGAAGGACTCTGTTTGGGCTTGTCCCTGTAACTACACAGTTCCAAAGCCTGCGTTCTGCATCTACCAGAAAACAGATATCATCTTCCACCTCTTCGCGCTCTATAAATCGTTCTATCGTTTCAAGGCGCATTTCTTCTCCATACCAGCTCTTCAGCTGGGCTTTTAATACTACAAAGTCATATTCTGTTACCGCCAGATAATGAAGGACTTGGCAGTAATAGTTATCCGGGATCCCTTTTCTCCATTTCTCCCACTGGGAAGACCGCAGGATATTGGATGTTTTGATCTCCAGGATCCCATGTCGTCCGGTACTGTCCAGAAGTTCTCCATCCAGAGAAGCGTGCATCCAGGGATATTTTGAATTGATAAACATGTTATTTTCATCATAGGAAACTTTGTATTCCGGATGATCCAGTACAAACAATGCTCTGAGATACTTCTCCGCCTCAGTTCCATACTGGACGTAATCTTTATCAGAAATATCTTCCGGAAGCACCAGTCCAACCTTTTCTTCCCATAACTGCACGTTGTTCTTATATGGATTTCTTCCAACACAGGCAGCCGCATCCGAACCGCCTATATGGTTCTTTCTTCCCTGCAGCCACTCTTCCCGGCTGTTAAACAGCTTTTTAGTCACCATTCGTAAGCCTTTCTAACATCTTTGCTTTGCAGCTTTCCCCAACTTTTTCCATAAAAGTTGTCAACATAGCAATTGCATGATAATCGTCTTCTGCAAGAGTATTAATCGCATCTACCGTAGCATCTGCTAAACCTTGAATCATCGCAGAACTTCTTAATCCTTTGCCACCCATTACAGCTAACTGAATCTGCTGCTCTTCTTTCTTGGAACCCAAACCGATTGCCACAACCAGTTCACAGTCTTCAATTTTTCTTACTCTTCCGTCATCCAGTGTAATCTTCGTTTTTACCATCTTGCTTTTCTCCTTCTCCCTCCGTATAATGAGGGTGTACAATTTTTTCTTTTGGACCTATCGCAGTTGCCGCTGCCTGGGTCCTTTTTTATGTAGCCTCTGCATGCCTGTAAGCGGCTTCTCTCCATACACCGGTTCTTCCTGATGCAGGTACCGCACTGGTCATTCCGCACAGCCATCACAGCACCTGGACCGCAAGCGCAGCCCCAAGCATCATCAGGACCACCGCCCAGATACCGCCTGCAACAACCGTCTCAGCGATACCTACCCAGTTCCATGCTTTTTTCTTAGGTTTGGTTGCCTGCACTGCCACATAAGACAGCTCCATGCCTGTCCGACCGTCATAGTTCTTGATCTTTGCCATTG